TATCTGGCGGGCGATCAATGAGCACGAAGGCAGCAAGGCATATCAAATGGCAGCTGACGCAGAACTGTACTTTAAGGGCGAGAATCCGACTATCAACCGCTATGAGAAAATCATATATGACATGCAAGGGCGCGCCCACATGGATATGTATACGGCCAATCACAAGATCGCATCCTCCTTCTTCGGCTTTTACGTGCGGCAGGAGGTATCCTACCTGCTGGGCAACGGCGTGACCTTCCAGAACGAGGCCACAAAGGACAAGCTGGGGAAGAAGTTCGACCTGGAAATGGTCAAGGCTGGGAAATACGCCCTGATTGCCGGCGTGTCCTTTGGGTTCTGGAACTTGGACCATGTGGATGTGTTCAAACTGCGGGAGTTTGTCCCGTTATATGACGAGGAAAACGGCGCATTGATGGCCGGTATCCGCTTCTGGCAGGTATCTGATGACAAGCCGCTGCGGGCCACTCTGTACGAGGTGGACGGATACACGGACTATATCCGGCGAAAAGGCGAGGACATAGCGGTACTGAAAGAAAAACGGCCGTATATCTTGCGCCTGCGCACGTCCGAAGCTGACGGGACAGAAATTTACGACGGGCAGAACTATCCGTCCTTTCCTATCGTGCCGCTGAAAAACGGCGATGATGGGTTATCGGAGCTGACGGGAAAGCGGAACACGCTGGACGCCCTTGACCTTTGTACATCCAACATGGTCAACAATGTGGACGAGGGGAATTTGATCTATTGGGTGCTGACCAACTGCGGCGGCATGGATGATTTGGACGATGCGAAGTTCCTGGACAAGGTACGCACGGCGCATATAGTTCACGCTGGGGCAGATGGAGACGAGGGGGCGACAGCGGAGCCGCACACCATTGAGGCCCCATTTAATGGCACAAACGTAACCATTGATATGCTTAAACGCAAGCTGTACGAGGATTTCCAGGCCTTCGATAGTTCGGCGGTGTCGGCGGGCAATCAGACGGCCACTGCCATTGCGGCAAGCTACACGCCGCTTGATTTGAAGGCGGATGACTTTGAGGCAAGCGTTACGGAGTTCATTCTAGGCATTTTGGAATTGGCAGGCATTAACGATTCGCCAAGCTATACGCGCAACCGCATAATCAACCGAGCGGAAGAGACGCAGACCATTCTTATGGGCGCTGAGTATTACGACGACGAGTACATCACCAAGAAGCTGCTGACCATCAACGGCGACGCTGACCAATTCGATGCACTTATGGAACGCAAAGCAGCCGAGGAAATGGAGCGGGTAGAGACAGAACCAGACTTCCCGCCGCAGGAGGAAACCGAGGTGACGGAGGATGCCGAAGCCGGACAGGGCGCACCAGTGGACGGATGAAGAACTGGAAAGGCTGGAACGCCGAATTTCCCGCGTTTACCGTGAGGCGTGGGATGACCTGGAAAAGACCGTAATCGACTATTTTAACCGCTTTGTTGTGCGGGACGAGGAAATGCGGAAGCTGATCGGGACGGAGATAAATGGGAAGGTCTGGACAGAGCATGACTATGAATTGTGGCGGCTGAACCAAATAGGGCGAGGAGAACGTTTTGGCGATTTGGCCGTAAAGGTGGCAGAACGGTATACAAAAGCCAACGAGGTTGCTCTTGCCTATGTCAACGACACCACGCCGGGCATATACACCCTCAATCGAAATTATGCGGCCTACACCATCGAAAAGGTGGCCGGAAATGTGGGCTTTACTTTGTGGGATGAATCCACCGTGCGGCGGCTGATTGTGGAAGAACCTGATCTGATGCCCTACTACCCAAAGAAAAAAGCCTTAAAGCGGGGTATTGACCTGAAATGGGGCAAGAAGCAGATTACCAAGAGCGTCACCAGCGGGCTTTTGCAGGGCAAGAGCGTGGGGAAGATAGCGAAGGACTTGCAGGCCAGGGTGACGGAGATGAACCGGGCCAGCGCCGTGAGAGCGGCCAGGACAGCGGTTACTGGGGCGCAGAACGGTGGGAGGATGGACAGTTACAAGGCTGCCTCTGATATGGGCATTAAGGTTAGAAAACGGTGGGTAGCCACCAAAGACGGGCGCACGCGGCATGCCCATCAAAAATTGGACGGCCAGACTGTGGAATGGGACGAGCCGTTTACCTCTGACCTAGGAAAGATACGCTATCCCGGAGACCCAAGAGCCAAGCCTGCAAACGTCTATAACTGCCGTTGCACCATGCGGACAGTAGAAAAGCCGGACATTGAGGCTGAACCGCGAAAAATGCGTGTGCGTGACCCGAAAACCGGGCGGAATGTGGTAGTGGAGGCAATGACCTATGAGCAATGGGAGAGGTGGGTGAAAAGCCGTGGCTGATTTGGGCGGCGTGGTATTTGACGATTACAGCGCCGATGTGCTGGATGCCATGCATGACGCCGTTGTACAGGCACTGGAGCGGTGCGGAGAACAGGCGGAAGGGTATGCCAAAGACTTGACTCCTGTTGACACTGGCAACCTCCGTAACAGCATCACCCATCAAGTGGACGATGGTGAAAGCACCGTTTACATCGGAACCAATGTGGAGTATGCGCCCTATGTGGAACTGGGCACAGGCAGATATACAGAAGGAGGACGGCCCACGCCATGGACCTACCAGGACGACGAAGGCAACTGGCACTGGACGGCGGGAAATCCAGCACAGCCTTTTCTCAAACCAGCGGTGGCCGACCATGCGCAAACTTACAGGAACATCATAGAGGATGAGATAAAAAATGGATGAAAGGCAAATCAAAGCCATTGAGGCCGTTCTCGCAAAAGGGGACAGAATAGAGTTGATTCCCGTGAAAGATGGTGTTAAAATTATACATGTCAAGCGGGAAGAGCTGAAACAGAATATTGCTCCCGCCTCTAAGCGTTGAGGCGGAAGGCCCGAGCGTGGGTGACTGACTACAAATCGTAGTTGGTTGCCCGCGCTTTTTCTTTTGGTAAACACCGCAAAGGACAGCGGTTTTTATATCACAGTCGCCCCCCGAAGCACTGGGGCCAAAGGAAAGGAAGACTGATTATGGCACTAACTAGACGCGCCCTCAAAGCCATGGGCATTGAGGACGAGAAGATCGACGAAATTATCACCATGCACACCGAAACCGTGGACGGCCTGAAAGCCGATGTGGCAAAGTATAAGGCCGATGCGGAAACACTGCCCGAGGTACAGCGGCAGCTCGAAAAAGCGCAGAATGACCTTGAGGCTGGAAAGAAGGACAGTTGGAAGGTCAAATACGAGGCCATCAAAGAGGAATTTGAGGGCTACAAGAGCGAACAGACCAAGAAGGAGACCCGCGCCGCCAAGGAAAAGGCGTATCGGGAGCTCCTCAAGCAGGCTGGGGTGAGCGAAAAGCGGCTTGACACCGTGCTCCGAGTGTCCGATGTGGACGGCGTGGAGCTGGACGACAAGGGCGCTGTCAAGGGTTCTGACAAGCTGGTGGAGGGTATCAAGAGCGAGTGGGCAGACTTTATCACCACCACATCCACCAAGGGCGCGGACACTGCCAATCCCCCCGCAAACAGAGGCGGCAACGCCATGACCCGTGACGAGA